ATATGGTGGTTTTGTATCTTCACTTATTATTGTAAAATTATTACTGTGTCCACTACCTTGTAGTGCAATTCTAACGAGTGGGCTTTTCGCACCACCAAATACGTTTACATTAAAAACAGCATCTCCAAAGTCAGCCGGTGGATTTACTATACCTAAGTCAAAAATATTTGGTTGTGGTATATCTGTACTACCATAATCAAATCTAACTTGTACATTAGGTTCTACTACACCTTCTGCACTTGCAGATAGTTTTAAGTAATGTAAAGTTTTTAAGGTTCCTAAATCTCCATAGTCATAGTCTGGTGTAGCATATCTAGCTAAAATATTAGAACCATTAAAATCATTTCCTGAATCATGTAGAAATACAAAGCCATCTGTATCCCCATGATAATATTGTTCTACACCATTTTGGTCAAATCCAGAACCAATTCCTGTAACTTCAATACCTCTTGTTTCTGACCATTGAAAACCATTTGGTCTTAGTGTTCCTATTACTCCTCGTTGTACTGAATTAGATGTTCCTGTATTTGTATAGAATAATCTATATTGTGACTTTTCTCTAATTACAACACTATTAATTATAAAAGAATTAATATTTTCTGCTAAGTTAGTTATAGTTGGCTGTATAGCCTGACTAATAGTGCCTAACTCAACGTCACCAATTCTTGCTGTACCGGCTACTGTTCTTAGTCCATCTGGTGCTAAAAATATTAAATCACCACCAATTTCTTGAATACTATAGCCACTTAAACAGCCTACATTTTTAGTTACAGGTACAATAGCAACTGTGCTTGAATTATTTATATTAACTAATTTAAATATACTATTCTTACAAAATATAAATAATTCATCACGAAAACCTTTAATACCTTCTATTTGGTCCTCTAAAACAATACTACCTGAACCGGTGCTAGTAAAATCCGTTGGGTCTAATGTACCACTATAAAAAATAGTATTTAAATTATCTTCTACTCCTGCAGCTATTAAGTGTTTATCATGTATTGTAACATATTTAACACCTTTAGTTCCTGTAACAGTAACTTCTTCTGCAAAAAATGTTCTATCGGTTAATGCTCCTGTTCCTTCCATTCTGAAAGCAAAAGGTTTATTAACGCCATCAGAAATAAATACTTGCCCATAATCAAAAGTTGCACCTTCAAATAATGCAAATTGACATTGCCCTTGAGAGGTTCTTGCTAAAACACTTCTTCCTGTAAATGCTGTATGATTATCTCCACTACTCGCTACAGAACTTCTATTTATTTGTAACCAACTTGTACCAGTATTACTAAAATAAATATTTGTACCGGCTGTTACAATAACTCCATCAGCATATGGAAACACGCCAAGTATAGTTGCAGTTCCTCCTGTAGGTTGTACTGCACTACCTCCGCCATATTTAGTAAAACCATTAATACGTCTGTATCCACCTTCTGTAGATACTTCAAAATTTAAAAGCTCACTAGCTACACCGGGAGTTCTTAATAAATCTATTGCATTAGATGAATTAATTAAACCCCCATCACATGCAACTGTAAAAGGTTGTGATGCTGCCATATTTAAAAGTATCTCCTATCATCTCCAATATATTTTGGAGCAGGATTTATTAAATTAGATTTCATTTGACGCATACCTTTTTTGTAATCATCTAAAGCAAACGCTGCTTGTTGCGGGCTTTCTTTAAATTGCCACACATAATATCTAGCTCTAGCAGTTACTACATTAGCGTACTGGTCAGGTAAGACTATTTCATCTCCATGTGCTGATAACGCTGTAGGAGCATTATACGCATAAAAATGAACATTGTAAACTTTATCAGGTATAGGACTTAATCCGAACTTGCGATGGTCTGGACTTCTAATTACAAATTTAGGTTCTCCATACGCTGCAGTATTTGCATCATCTTCATTTTCAGAATCCCTATAATATCTAGTCCATTCATCTAAAGTAAGAAATTTTAAACCTTTCGAAACAAAAGGTGCGGACTCACCGCTAACATTAATGGTCGTAATATAAAAATCATCCCAGTCTATTGATGCATAATCACTTATAATATTTGAACTATCAGCCTTTAATAAATACCATCGAGTTCCTGCAGTTGTAGCAACAGTTACATTCCCATAAAAAGGGTCTGTAGTACCGCTTGCAGCAACTGCAAAAAATGGAAGCTGTGGTTCTTCATTTGCTATATCTTTAAGTGATTTATTAATAGAATTTTTAACAAAACTTTGAATACCTGTTGCACCAGAAAAAGTTGCAGACGTTAATTCAATTTCATTTAATTCTCTAAGAACATCATTTGTAAGTGTTAGGAATGTTGTTGCCATTATTTTGTATGTGCTTTTTGTATTGCAAAGTTAGCAGTAAGACTTGCACCTTTATGTTTTACAAACTTACCAGTATGCTTCATTAGTTTATAACTACCATTTTTTTGTTTCATCCAATGATAGCCCTTTGGAGCTTTTACTTTCATGTTTAGTTAGGTTTTTGAACTTCCATTGCACCGCCCATAGCCATGCCAATTCTGTCCATATTATTGTGTGGTCCACCATGCACTGCTTTTTTTCTGCCCATGCCGCCACCATACACCATGTTGGCTCTGTTCTTTTTCTTTTTCATTCCCATTCCGTAATCCATTATTTTCTTTCTCCAATTTTTTTAGTTTTTGCAATATAGTTACCAACAACTAAACTGTCATTGTAACCAACCATTTCTTTACACTTTTCTTCTTTTTCTTCAATCGAAGTATAGTATGATATGTCTCCACTTGGTCTATTCATAATTTTTCCTTATAAGAAGTAGAGGAGCCCGAAGGCTCCCCCACAATGACAATATTAGTCGATTCCGTAGAAAGCTGAGACTAATGCTTCACCTCTTAGTACTTTCGCACCATAAACGTGAAGACCTCTAACTATGTCACCAAACGAACTTGGGTCTCTAAGGACTTCAGTTGAGATGATAGTTTGAGCAGTCGCAGTAGATGAAATATGACCTGCCAAACATTTACCTGCAGCATTAGATGTAGCAGCAATGTTATTAGACTTGTACATATCAAATCCTCTTAGTTTTCCACTGGATACTAACCCGTTTCTAATTGAACCTTGACCTGCGTTGAAGTCAACAGATAGCAATTTAGAAGAAGCTTGACCTAGAACTTCGTAGAAGTCAGGACTTGCAACGAACCATCTTCCTTCTTCAGGAACACTTTGGTCGTCTAAAAGTCTTGCCATTCTAGCCATAACGTCTATTGGGTCATGCTCACTAGAGCCAAAACCTATGTCAAGGTTACCTGTTCCATCAAAAGTACCGGCTGCTAAATCTGTAGCATTGTCAGTACCTAGAACGTGGTCAGGTGAAGAACTTGACACACCAGAGAACATAGTAGCTATAACAGCAGCATCATACGAATCTCTAAGAGCGTAAGCTGCAGAGCTAGAAGCTACTTCTTTAAAGTTCACATGCGACATGTTAGTTTCAATATCATCTACGATGAATTTGAAAGCTTTAGCACTATCAACAACAAGAGTTAATTCTTGGTCTGTTAGCATTGTTTGTGAAGTATCGCTACCTCTTGTGTAATCAGACACAGAAATAACGGGTTCTTTGATAATCTTTACTGAGTCTCCGAAAGCGGCAATCTCACCGGCATAGTCGGTGTTTGTAATGGCTTCAACTACCGAGGCTTTTCTAAAAAAGTTTAAAACCTTTTTAGAGTAAACCGAAGGTAAGAAAAAACTATTAGCCTGTCCACTTACGGAGTTAGCAAAGTTAGCATTAGTATCAGTACTCGGTTCAAAAAATTGAGCCATGATATTTTCTCCTAAGTTATATTATAGTTTATTTTACGATTCTGCCTTCTTGCATAGCATTGCTGATTTCTTTTTCATATTTATCAAACTCGTCCATGCTTAATGCAGCAATCTCCCTTTCTGACCAAATCTTTTCCTGTTTAGGTTCTACACTTGTTGTTTTAGTAGAAACTAAATCAGCAGCAGATTGTCTGGTCGGTTTAGAAGATGACTTTTTATCTTGAGGAATGTCAAGTCCTAAATCTTTTTTAAACAAATCAAGGGCTCTAGAGGCTAAGTCTGCATCATCGCTGTTACTGTATACCCAATCTTGGATAGACTGTGGCTGCTGTGTTGCCCACCCATGAAATTCATCACTGTTTCTGATATCTTCAAAATCAGGATGCCTTTCCATTAACCTTTTTTCTGCATCTTGTCGTATTAAATCTTGCTCTCTTTGTTGGAGTTTACTAAGACGTTCTTCTAGAACTTTTGCCTTAGATTCACTTTGTAAGTGAGCAACAGTCTCTACAACTTCATACACATCAGGATATTCTTTTTTAAATTGTTCTAACTCTTCTTCAGTTTTAGGAGCTTGGTATTCAGTTCTATTTTTAGTAGCTTCTTCCAGTAACTCCTGTTCTCGAGCTTTAAACTCATTAAGTTTACTATCGTAATGTTTTTTTAAATCGTCATAACGCTTTTTGTAGTTTGGTCGCTTGTAAGGTTTATCCTTACTTTCTGCTTCTACTTCTACTTCTTCAACAGATTCTTCTGAAGGTTGTTCAGGAGTTTCTTCTTTGAAAAATAAACTATCTGACGAAACAAAAGGTTTCATATCCTCTTTATGCCAAGCTTTGTTTTGATTATAAGGATTAGCTTGAACTTCTTCCTCTTGTACGACTTGTTCAGTCATTTTCTTTTCTCCTACTCAGGGCTTCGTTTAACAAGGTAGCTGCGTGTGCACTTGCAGGGCTTGTCTTGTAAAGGTAGCCTTTCGGTTAATATATGATAAAGTGCCTATGCCTAGGGTAGCTTTATCGCTTTAGCTCCGAACGTAGGGTCT